TGACTATAGAATTATTTTTTCAAGTTGTAGAATGATTTCAAACCACGGTATTCTGTTAGTGTCATTTTAAATGCGTATATAATAGGAAGAAAACCTTTTAAATAAGGATATATGCGTGTAAGATGTAGACAGCAAAACTCACATAAAGTTACTAAAGTTTACACTTATTGCCCCTTATTTGCCCCTTTTTTATAAAAAAACTTGGCAGCATAGGCTACCAAGCGGCATGAAAAAAAACAAAAACATTGAACGTTAAAGTCCATATATAGTGTACCTCTATTTGAATTAAATATCTAATGTTATATCTATGAGACACAAAAAGGCTAGGATAACCCTAGTCTTTTTTATCGTTCTCATTCAGTCATGAGCCTGTTCCTTCTTTCTGTGATTAATTCTTCCAGCTCTTTCAAATCTGAGCCAGTAGCATGATTTCTGATAAAGCTACGAGCTGATGAGCGTTTAGAGAGATAGTTTCTATGCTCTCTGTTTTGTTTATTCCACTTTTTAGTGGCTCTCGTTTGCGAATCCATATTATCCACTCACTTTCCAACTGGGTTTATTTCATGCATTTGGTTCCTTTTTTGCGTCCTGATCTATAAGATGATAGAGTAATTTTCCCGGAAACGTTGACCCAACAATCTTGGTCTTTATTATACTCGTAGGGATAACTAGTTACTTCTGAATTATTCTCGCCTTTTTTTACTCCACGGACGACTTTACCGTTTTCTACGTACACGTCTTCACCATAAACTACGTGCCATCCATCTTTAATTTTTGCCATTTTGTTTTACCTTGAGAACTTCTTTTTGTTCTCCCTTTCCTTATCTTCATTTATATTATAGTACATATACTATAAATTGTCAACACTTTTGATAAAGAAATTTAGTTTTTTTTGCAAAATAAAAAACCCCGACTAAAAGCCGGGGACCGTTCGAGAATTTCATCGAAAGACGCCAAGTATTCCAATGACTATAGTATCACTTATCACATAGATTGGCAAATATAAAAAAGAGCTACGAGGGTATCTCATAGCTCTTTGCCTATGATGGATATTCATTATAGCACAAAAAATAAAAAAACGCACCAGACCCCGTAGAGTTACTGGCACTTTCCTAGATATATTATACCAAATAAAAAAGCCCCAGCAAAATGCTGAGGCTTCGACCACTACTGCCATGGTATCCCTACTGCAGTGTGAGGGGAGGTGATATACTCCTTTTCGTTTTTTAGTTTGCGTGGTCTATTTTCCAGTTTGGCCTTGTGTGGCTTGTGCACGTTCTTCGATAGCTTTGACCACTGAAGCGCTAGCTTCATTGATTGCTTTAGAAACCGCCGCAGTGTCGTTTGACTGACTATTCAAGAAACGGTCAAAATCATCGTCTCGCAATGTCAAATGTTTTGCCCCGGTAGATTGTAGAGCATCTACCGTTGCGATATCTCCAATGCCAAACACACGGCCATTAACTACACCAACATATCCTTGACTTCCGCTTTCGCTTCGTACTACAAAATTCATAATATCTTCTTCCTCTTTCTGATTTACTAAATTGTCGCCATCATTAATAACGACTACGTTCTTATCCAATCCACCAGCTAAGCCGGTTGATGTAAACTGCCACCAGCGTGTATGCTCCATGTTTGGATACACGCCCCAATAAGGTTCTGGGCGTACCTCATAATCTGGATACGCTGCAATCCATAGGCTATTCGGATAGCGTGCAGTGATTTGATCTACATATACATTGGCTAACGTATACGGTTTGTAACTGTAGTAGATGGGTTCAAAACCGTTCGACTTACAAACGTCCATGAATGCCAGTACCGCATTAGTGTTGGCTTGCTTATCACCGCTAGCGCCATCTTCATAATCACACACTAAATAGCGTGGGTGAGACGGCAGATTGCTGATGAAGTAATTCGCTTCAGCTTGTGCAGTGCCTACATCACCACTGAAACGAGCGAAATGATAGTAACCGATACAGTTACTTGTGCTAGTTTGCTGACTAGCTACTGGACTAACCCAGCCCACACCCTCAGTTACTTTAATAACCGTGTTATTAGTTCCACTGGCTTGGCAGATACCAGTCAAGTCTCCCGGCTGATACGCTGACACATCGATAAAATAATTATCTTGCGCCATGCCATCAAATGGCAATTCAAACCATCCAACCATTTGTTGAGTTGGTGCATTCCAATCGATATAGCTGAAATTACCAGCGCTATCGAGGTTTCTCGTTACCTTGCGAGTCCAACCGCCATTATAGAGGGCGTCACCATTGCCATCGATATTCTGTTCGACTGTGGTAACTGTGCCGTCTGGGTTTTCTGCAACCACGAAACCAATATGTCCAAATTGATGGTAAGGCAAGCAGTTAGTCACCCAAACGCTCCCCACTGGTGGATTGTTAGCTCCGTTGAAACGTGTGATTTTCAGCCCTAGACTTTCAGCACGGTTTAAGCCATCAATGGCATTAAGGTAGCTGAAATCAAGGTTAAACAAGCCGGCGTATTGTAAAACATAGTCAATCAAACTTATACACTGCCCGCCATAAGGATTAGTGGGCACGGTTACACGTTGATTCACTAGGCTCTCAAGCGTGTTTAATAACTGTGTTTTTGAAGTCATGTTTCTCCTTTCTTAAATTATTTTTGAATAGCTTGTTTAATCTCCGTAAGTATTTTTTCCAAATCAGCAACCTTCTGTTTTAAATCATCAATTTCGCTTGTAGGTAATTGAGATTTTGTTACAAGTGGGTCTTCCGCAAATTTATTTTGTTCTAAAACTTGTAGAAAAAAGTTATTATACGTTGGAAATAATCCATAGGCTTGGCTTACAGACAATGATGAAGATTGTTTATCTTGAATCTCCTTAATATCCGCCCCTACAGCTTGAGCAAATTCTGTGAACTTACTCATAGCGCTCACGCTTTCGCAGTATTGTAGACGCTCACAAGGTCTTCTTGCTCGATGGTGTCGAGACGAGTTCCCAATTCAGTCATTTTCGAGATAATGCCGCTATCTGTATTACCACCAGCTGCGGTGATTTTATCAGCGATTTCCTTGAGTGTATCAAGTTCCTCCGGGGCATTTCCAATGATATCAGTTTTAACTTGTGTAATAGCTTGCGTCAAGCGTTCCTCTGTGACACCAGTTACCTTGCCAGCAATCGATGCCTTGATTTCTTTGATATCAGCTCCGACGGCTTGGGCGAAATCATGTAATTTACTCATTTATAGTTTCCTTTCTTAGATTTTAGCTAGATTGTAGACATTTACGAGGTCTTCAGTTGTATCAGTGCCACCACTGATTAGCCCAGAATCTCGCAATTCATCCGCTAGTAACTTTAACTTAGGGCTCTTGTCCGATAGAATAGCACTGTCAGCGTTCAACGAGTTTTTCACTTTAACCTTGAAATTGTTAGACGGGAAAATATGCCCGTCCAGTTTAATCTCTAGGTAGTAAGTGCCAGTAGCTACTGCCTTACCCATTGAGAACGAGAACATCCCGTTTTCAACAGTGATATCTTGATAAAGTGCCACTGTTTCGTCATTGGATAGCGTTAGCTTACCAGTTCCAGATAGCTCCATGCGTTTTCCATCGTACCCTAGAATTTCAAAACCAAAGACTGAGGTAACATCCCCACTTTTGAGAATGTCACCTCCTTCAATTTGGTTAATCGAGGTCATGAGTTTAGCCATAAGCTAGTCCTCATAAGGTTTATTGTATGATAGTGCTCGTTCGCTATCGCTAAGACCTTTCGTTGTTGGGTCTGGAATGATATTTAAGATGTTTACAATTGTCAAACCTACCAAATAAGGGTTTGATACAAACTTACCAAACAAGTTGAACACCGCATCCCAACTTGTCAAATCTTGGAAATTAATTCCAAAGTAAGTCAAGATAGGTAGTGCAATTGCAAGCGCTACACGGTACAAAAATGCTTTGTTTTTTGCGTTAAAACGAATAGACCAGTTAATTTTCATTTTCATTTTCTCCTTTTTCTTCCTCGTTTTCTGAGGTTAAATTAAATTTTTCTTTGTCGATATTTTGCTTAATGTACTTATCAAAGTATGGGATTTCTACGCCTAGAGCTGATAGGCTAGCTAGAATACTAGAGCCATAAGCTGCAATCATGGCAAGGATGAAGGTGTCTAGTACACCGCCAAGATTCATGAAAGCAGCAAACGGATAGAAGATTGCCACAAAGGTAATCATAGCCGTATGGCTCACAAGCCCCTTGCGAAATTTAGAGCTTGAAAACTCATGATAAGCCCACGCCCTGGATACTCCCACCACGATATCACTAGCAATGATAATCATTAGTAGGAACACCCATAAATGGTCATCTATCCCATGCTCGTAAAAGTTCCGTACAACATCCAAAATCCCCCAAATTCCATCTGGCTTGTTCAATATTCCCCCTTCTACTCAAATTTCAAACCACGGAAGGATGATGGTTGATTTGGCGTGTTTTTAACTGAAATCTTGTAGAGACCAACATCCAACCGTGCGCCATCATCCAAGTTAGCACCGTTGCTACTTACAGACACGTTCTCCCCGAAGTATTTAACTACAACTGGTTTATTGACATAAACCAAAACTTCAAACATGGTCTTTTGAGCCCCATTAAAGTGACCCTCTAAGTCAAACCCATCTACCTTTGAAGGTAAGAATTTAACCTCTTTTTCAACATCAGATAAATAATCCGAATAGTTCAAGTCTGAGACAACACGATTATTCTGGTAGCCGATCTTATCACCGACAACGACTTCCTCGACACGATGAATCAACTGACTAGCTAGAAATTCTGCCGATTTTTGATGACCTAAATCACCAAAATGACACATATCAGGAATAAGAGCCTTAACACTATACTCTGAGTTATTCAGAATGTTTCTAGTTCCAGCGTTGTAGTCAATGAATGGAATACCTAGTTCATTCGCTAAATCTTTTTTGATATTGTCAGCGATACTGTTAATCTTTGAGCCAAAACGCTTGTAATTTTCAAATTGTGCTTGCGTTGACATTAGGATAGGCTTAATTCCTTTGGCCACCAAACGATTAATGATGTTGATGTGGTTATCCTTGAAGGTTTGAATATTGTCCTTTTCGTAAACACTGTCATTAATTCCCATCGAAATGAAAGCATAGTCAATCTTTTCGGTAATTGGAGCTAAAACAGCATCTAAATTATCTTTTAACCAAGCAATCGTTTTACCAGAAAAACCACGGTTATAGAATTTATGGTTAAAACTATACCCTTTTTGGTCATTGATGATACCGTTTAAAATCTCGGTATAAGTCTTTGGTTTTGATGTTAGGTCTTCTAGTGTGTTTCCTGAATAGCCAGATGTTCTATATCCATCTGTCGTTGAGTCGCCTAACGTCACAATGACTGTGCGTTTGGTTTGCAAGTCAACCTTCAACTGTTCTAACGTTATGTCTTGTTTTTGCTTAATTCCTTGGTTGGCAAGAAAAATGTTGCTATCGCTAGAAATATGTCTAATTTCGCCGTTGTAGATTTCAGCGACTTTGATTAGTGAAGCTGTCTTTGGAATTGGCGTGTTCTTGTGGTTATTGTAAAAATCCATTTTTACCACTTGAAACTTCTTAGTTTCTCTGTCGAAGAGTAACAATCTGGCGAAATTATCCTCATATGTTATCTCGAAATCTTCGATACCGTGGATGAAGTAATTTTGATAAGCAACGATGAGATCACCTTTTTTTTGACCTCTGACAGTTTTAGCCTTAAAGTCAAGCGTGATTTCCCCCTGAATAACCGTTCCCCAATCTGCATTAACGTAGTCTAGGCGTTCACCAACCCTGAGCCCTACCGTTTTCACAAACGGTGAAGATTGAGGGTGAATCAATGCACCATTGAATAGAATGGCTAAAATAGTTTCTCGGTTTCCGATGTTATCAATGTCGTTTAACGTTTTGACGTATAGTGAATGTTTCTGGTCGTTATAGATAACGTACTGTGATAAGCCCGTGCTAGGCAACGGGGCTGTCAGAGCATCCTTGATGTTAGATTTACGCTTGCCGACTTGAAACCAACTGCCCGCACTTAACTCTACTTGATGATTAGTGGCGTCAATCAATAAGCGCCCTGCAATCACCAACCCAAAACCCATACGTTCATCGAGTTTGGTGTCTGTGACTGCTCCATCAACGATGTTAGACGTTGCAACAGCATCATTTCCAACGACAGCTACTTTGCCACCTGAGATTTGCTCTCTTGCATCTTGCGCAAGGTTTGCCCATTTAATTTGGCCAGTACCGTTCTTGTCAACCTTGTCGTTATCGTTCCGCTCTCCTAGTTCTTGACTTGATTGGGCAGTGGTTTGGATGTCTTGAAGGCGTTGATTTAAAGTTTCGTATTCCCCACGAGCTTTGGCAACTTCCAAATTAGCGTTACCGTTAGAAGTGCCGTCAGTATAAGTTGTTTCGATAGCTTTAGCAATGGCTTCTCGAACGTCCGCCCCCCTCGTCTTCTTACGGATAGCCCTAGTCAAAACGTCAATGCTTTTAGTGTTTTCTAAAGGTGTCACATCATCGTATAGATTTAAGCGCCCTTCTGCTTCATTCTGTGGCATTTGTTCCTCCTTCTTTTAATTCGTTTTGTAATCGTGTAATTTCGGCTTCTAGATCCCTAATCGTCATAGCGCGTTCTTCCTCGTCCATGTTGAATGATGCAAGTTGATTATCGTAGTTAGCTTTGGCTGCTAGATAATCAGCAAACGCCTTGTCATACGCTGATAATTCTTCTTGCGTTGCATCTACCTTTGGTTGGTTAGGTGCTGTTGGTGCTATCGGTGCAGTACTAGGCTTATTCTTAAGTGCTGTAAGTTGACTTTGCAGAGCCTTCAAGCGCTTAGTTTTTTCGGCAACAGAAGCAGTCTGTTTGACACGTTCGATAGAATTTTCCGCTTCTTGCAACTGCAACTGGTACGCTGCAAGTGATTGAGATTGTGAGCCGATAGTCAGCTCAACCGACTGTGGGTTAAGTATATCAATTTTCTTTTCCAAAATTTGCAAAGTTTCAATCCCAGAGAGAGGTGCGTTGATAATCGGGTGCTTGTTCCCGATTTCAAATTTATCGTAACGGTCATCAATCAAATAGCGTTCGACGGCTGAAATCGTCCATTTTGCAAGTGCAATCTTTTGGTTGCGTAGATACTGCTTGCCACGAGCCAATAGGACACTAGGGTTGTCGATTTCCGTCCAGATTACTGGCTTACGGATAACACCAAACTCTTTGATTAGTTCCTTATCCTCAAGGAACACGCTATGATTGTTGACATTCCAAATTGTGATTTGCTCCCTTGTAACATCTGGGCTTTGGTCTTCGTCTGGATGGTCTTTCTGAATATCCGCCCCTACTGGCATAATTTGAGTAGCCAGCCCATCGAAATCAAGCAACCGACTGGCTGATTTGATGTTTTTGCCAATCTGGATTGGTGATTTCTTGGTAACTCCAATGTCTTTTGTCCAGTCTAGGTGCAGCACAGTGTTTAACTCGTAAACCCTTAAATATCCACCGATATTGTTGATAATTCGCTCTCGTACACAATCCCATGTGGACTCGTAACCAATATAGCGAAACGGTTTATCCGTTCTACTGTTGACGGTTACTTTTCTTAAAGAATATCGCTTGTAATCTTCAACTTGACCATTTGCGACATTTAACATTTCTAACAAATACTGCCCTGCCCCACGGTTCGGCAGTTTCTGGAACCATTGAGCTGAGTCGTGGAGGAACGATAGGAAGTCTTCGCACGTCACCTTCTGAGCAAAACCATCCGTTGTCATTTCGTTAGTCGTGGTCAGCACCCGTCCAACAAACTCAATCGTTCCATCGTAGAGGTTGACTACTTCGATAATAGACTTGAACGGAACCATCTTGTTATACAACGGATGGGTGAACGGGATAGCAAATGTAAACTCATTAATGGTATTGAGTGCTTGAGTGATTTCACCAGCGATGATTTTCCCACCTTTTGAGCTATAAGGGTTGTGGATTGTCTTACGTGCTATGGTGTTACGGAGGAGTTTATCCCCACGTCTATCGTGTACGGTTGGCCACCAATAAACAGCATAACCGCCCCTCTTCTTCATCGTATTTGGAGGGTCTGGGATAGTGATTTTCTCACCGCCTAAGCCTTCGAGCGTGCCGTTTTGCCGATAAAGGTAAACATGGGTAAAATACTCGCCTCTATCATAGTCGTGGTCAGAGATGTTGACGGAACAGAACCATTCGTCACCCCACCTTACACCTTGATACCAGATTATATCGTCTTGGTCTGCAACTTTGCCAAAATCTTCTGAATACTTTTCTTTTCGGCTCCATGTTGGAAACGATACGCCTTTAAGTCCACCATCAATGCTTGCGCCAGTCACTTTAACACAATAGCCAGTGTGACTAATATTGTATACTTCGATTTTTCCTGATACAGTCATGCCATAACCTCGTTGTTAAAGTGCATGGCAATAGTGCCATTGCCCTTAGTTTTAAAATAGTTGATACCTTGGTAGAGTGTCAGTGCGAAGTCCCTATTCTCGCCACGCTTAAGGTTGTAAATCACACCGTCTTCGTCAATAAGTGCAACATCTTCTTCGCAATAGACCACTGGGCTAATAGCAGTGTCCCCAGAATTAACAAAATAGATTGTTTTTTCTGTTCTTGTGTAGCCCAACTGCCACTTAGTCCATGTTGAATCATCATTTTCAAAATCAAACGTGTCCCAAACATCATCGAAATAGTCGTGTTCGTGGAATGCAAACGGGTAGCATTTGAATACGATGGTAGCGACCAGATTCTTTTTAATTGGATCATCAGCTACTTTGATGTGTTTAATCTTGCCCATCCAGTAATAACGGCGGTCATGCGTATCAAATAGCTTGCGTTCCGTTTTAGTGACCATTTGAGATTTAATTCTACGTTCTGCAGTCTTACGTTCTTCATATTCCGTGAATGGTAGCTTAAATTCATAAGTAATTTCACGAGGCTCAAAGACACGCTCCCCTAAAACGCTAGAAAAGTCAAGAACCCCTTGCATGAAGGGGATAGACTCGACAATCTCTTTCTCGTCTGGTGTTGGTGCCTCTCGTTTCTGCAGGTACCACCCAGCGTCACGACTATTAAAATCGCCGAACGCTATATATTCTTTAATTTTAGTAATCACAATCTGTGTCGTCCTTTCAAAGTTTTAATTGTGTCAATGGCACTGTTAAAGTTGTTAACCGTACCACCGACCAAGGCACCAGTATCAAGCACCATGTTTTGACCTTGTGCTACTTGGTCTTTGAGCTCTCCCAATGCATCGATAACATCGCCAAGCAAGCCGGCTGAGTGTGCAGCGTAGGCTTCTTGACGTGCTGAGATGGTAGCGTCTGGAGTCTTATCTCGCAAGACCTCCATCTTAAGCTGACTAGCCATATTTGAAGTGGCACCAGTCAACATCGCATTAGCTCGAACATTGAAGCCGTTGACTTGGTCACGGATGTAATCAAGGCTATTAGCTACCTCTGGGGCTGATTCGTCGATACCTCTTGCAATACCAAGACCAATCCACCAACCAACTTCGTCACGGAACAAGTGAGATGGTGAGTTAATTTTGGCTTTAGCTCGTGCAGCTCTTTCCGCTTGTGCCACAAGGGCGTTAGCTGCGGCTGTAACTGCACCTAAGGCAGAATTAAGACCAGCCGCAAGACCTTGACCCATGTAAGCCCCTGCTGAGAAGAAAGCTCCGTAACCGGCTCTTGCTGCGGCTGCTGCTTGGTTGACTGCTGCTTGCGTAACTGCAACTAATTGCTGTCCGCTTGCTTGCATAGCTGATACCATTTGAGCCCCACCGGCACGAATGGCGGCAACCACTTGGTTCATGCCATTGCGAACTGCTGAGACAATTTGATTCATGAAGGCTTGCGTGCTAGCGACCATTTGCATACCGCTAGAACGTAGCGCCGCAGTCATTTGCATAGCCCCAGACGTTACAGCTTGAACCGCTGACATCATGCCTGCACTTACTGCCATACCTAATGACATCATAGTTGCCTGCAATGTCATTGCTGCCGCTCCAACGGTAGCAAATACACTAGCTAACATCATGACTTGAGCACTTACCATAGCAAGTCCAGCTCCAGCCATTTGAGCTGAGCTAGCAAGCATAGCAAGCTGACTAGATACCATAGTAGCCATCATGGAAACCATGCTGAAACCAGTCTGAGCAGTCATGAGTTGAGCACCAAACATGGTAACTGCTGAACCTGCCATCATAAGTTGTGATGTCATTTGCATTAAGCTAGTGGCAAACATCATGAATTGAGTGTTTAGCATGGTCAATGAAGTACCAATCATCATGAATTGTGTACCTACAAGCGTTAAGCTAGTCCCTAGCATGGTTGAGCTAGTAGCCATCATGGTCATGCTCGTAGTGATCATAGTTAATTGAGTAGCTAGCATAGTTAAGCTAGTAGTTAACATAGTCATGCTCGAGCTGATAGAAGTCATGCTAGCAGTCAATGACATTGAAACTGTACTGAACTGAGTTAAACCAGTCGCAGCAACCATCAAGGCTGGTGCTAGTGTCATGATTTGCGTTCTAAACGCTGTGATAGGGGCTACAATAGCCGTCAAACCAGCTAGTGATTGACTAGCTTGATTTGAGAACGTGCTAAATGCAGTGCCCGCTGTAGTGAGTAGTGATTGTAAGTTAGTGAATGATGACTGAATACTTGTAATCGTACTTGAGAAATGGCTTAACCCTGCAACAGCACTAGATGCTGAACTAGACACCTTGCTCATACCATTACCAAGGTTGGCCATGCCAGTACCAGCTTGAGCTAGACCAGCGGAATTGTTACCAATTGACCCAACGCCTTTGGCTACTGCTGCAAGAGATGCAGCCATGTCTCCGAGGTTTGTATTGGTAATCTTAACCACACCATTTGCAAGCTGATTGAATCCAGACCCTGCTTTCTGTGCTGCGGTGCCGATAGAGTTGAACACGCTAGCCAAACTATCCAATACGCTACTAATTGCACTACCAGCGGAAGTGATAACGCTTGAAATGCCTTCAAACGCTGATTTGATACCATTTCCGATACCTTCTGCCGCTGTGCTGATTGATGTTCCGACTGATTGGACCACGCTAGCAATGCCTTGCAATGCTGCACCAATAGCAGAACCAGTGGCACTAATAATGCTTGCCACACCACTTAGGGCCGTACTAATAGCCGTACCGATACCCATTGCGGCGGTAGCGATTGCCATCCCTGCTGCTGAGACAACTGACGCAATGCCACTAAATGCAGCACTAATCACACCGCCGATTGCCGTGATGATAGGCACAATCTGTGTTATCGCTGTGACAATAGCTGAAATGATTTGGCTTATGATTGGTGCAAGAGTTTGAACGACTGTAACGATGGCAGAGATTACTTGACTAATGACCGGTGCCATTGTCTGAACGACTGTCACAATGCCTTGAATCAATGTCATAATGACTGGCGCCGTTGCTTGAATAGCTTGGACGATTACTTGTAAGACCATTGCAATCTGTGGAGCGTGAGACGCTAACACACTAACGATTTGAACGATACAGTTAGCGATGACTGGTGCGATTGCCACGATGGCATTAGCGATTATTTGAGTTACTGCCGTGATGGTATTACCGATAATTTGAATAATCGGAGTAATTGCTGTGACTACTTGGCTAATTGCTGAGCCTAGAGCAGAAGCTAGCCCACTAAATGCACTGATGATAGCTGGCAGCGTTCCTAAAATGGAAGTCCAAGCATTACCAAACGCTGTAATGGCTGGGGCTGCTTGACCGATAGCGGCACCTACTGCAACTACTAGCGGTGCTAATTGTGCAAGCCCAGGCGCAGCTTCACCGACTGCCTTAATGACGATACCGAATGCCGTGCCAAAGGCTTCAACGATGGTTCCTGCTGCCTTACCAATAGATTCGACAACGGTGCCAAATGCTGAACCGATAGAACCAATGATTTGTGAAACACCGCTAGCATGGCTTGCTAATAGTGAGAATGAAGCCACAATCAATGCAATTCCTGCACCGATTCCGACTGCGGCAACGGCTACGGCAGCACCGAATGAAAGCAAGGTGGCTGGATTCAATCCTTTAAGACCTTGTAAAACGTATTTCATCCCTTGCCCGAAACCTTTGTAAGTTTCAGCAATACCTTTGAATATGGCCGTCAAGATTCCTTTGATTGCATTACCAGACGACTTGATAACGTTGGATATACCACTAAATAGCTGAGTGATGGTTGATTTAGAACGTCTCGCACTGTTAGCAGCTTGTTCTGTTCCTGCTGCTGCATCCGCTCCAAATTTTTTGAATGGATTTAGACTTTTAAGAAAGCCCAAGCCTTTCAATGCAGCACCTACCGCTGAAATCCCAGCCTTGGCAGTCATGAAACCTGCTACCATTGCCAAAATACCGCTAGTGATGCCATTTAGGACACCCGGTGGCAATGAGCTGACAAACTTAGACACCGCTGAAATAGCTTGAGATATCCAGTTTACAAGCGTTCCAAGAGCTGAGCCAATACCTGAAATGATTGACTGCATTTGTGAGCTACCCAGCACCTCACCGAATGATGAACCGATAGTTTTGAGGGCGTTCCAAGTATCTTGCACTGCTGCCTTGAACGATTGAAACGCCCCTGTATCAGCAAATGAGGTAATGAAACTTCTAACTGAGGTCGTGGCAATGTTTAGAGCTTGTGAGATGCCGTTGGCGATGTCACCAAACACCGAGCCAATGCCCTGCATGAGCTTGCTACCATCAATCTTGCTAAAAAGTTGCTTGATTGAGCTTGAAATGTAAGTGAAGGTCGCACCAAGATTTTTTAAAGCTCCCGTGTTTGAGAAACCTTGCCAAAGCGAAGACAAACCACTGCCAATCTTGTCAGCAATTCCGTTGATATCAACTCTTTCTAATGCATCGGTAAGCCCAACAACTGCCTTGATACCAATCTGATTGAGCTTTTCAAACTGTGGCATTAGCTTATTCGCTAGGGACTCTTTCATCCCATCGATTGCTTGGTCAACGGTTTTGAATTCTGTCGCCATCTTACTAAATGTATCGTTATTACCGACCTTAGCGATGGCGTCAAAGAAGTCCTCGGTCTTAATCTTGCCGTCCTGGACAGCTTGCACCATTTCAGCGGTACTCATGCCCATTTCTTTCGCAATCGCAGCGATACCGGCTGGCGTTTGTTCTAGCATGAGCTTGAAGTCTTGCCATTGCACCTTAGGCTTAGCGGCCATTTGGGTCGCTTGTTGGCTCAAAGTCTTCATGGCTTGTTGCGGATTCTCTGCCGCTGCTGCAAGACCCCCGAACCCTTTAACGAGCTCGGTTGTATTCTTCGTTCCAACGGCTGCTAACTGTGAGTAGGTGCTGGCCATGTCGGACGCTGAATAGATGGTTTTGGTAGCGAAATCTTGCAACTCGCCTTTGACCTGCTTAATTTGGTCAGTAGGCATGTTAATCTGTTGCATGTTGCCTTCAAAAGTCTTCCATGCCTTAGTCGAGCTGTTAAGCTCACCTACCATGGATTTCATGCCATTTCCAAGAGCACTAATACCGCCCATGATAGCCCCACCGATTAAGTTAGCACCTAAAACAGATTTAAAGACCGAACCAACCTTACCAGCTGAGCCTTTCAAGCCTTCCAAAGCTCCCTTAATGCGTTTAGCCCCACTTTCAGCGTCCTTCCCATCGAACAACGCCTTGATGGTGACTGTACCATCTGCCATAGATTATCCCTCCTTTCTAAAATTCTTCTTCATATTCTTCTTCCTCGATTACTTCGTTAGGGAGAGCATAATCTTTTTGAAGCCTACGCATTTCCTCTTTGTACTCTGCTGAGTCGCCCTTCTGTGCCTTCCATTTACGAATTTTGATAACTTCCATCAACTTCGTGCCCTCTGGTAGCCCAGACAGTAGAGCGTTGAATTTCCGCCAATGCAATTCACCTTGCACATCGAATAAGTCAATGCCGTATGCTTGCAAAAATGACGAATAGATATAGTCGCCATCGTATCGGATATCATAAGGTGCCCTCTGTTTCGTATCATCGCTAGCCGTGGTCTTCATCGGATTGCCAGCCAAATCATACTCGACATGGTTGTCCTCGACGTCAGACAAGCTGACATGCTCTTCAAATACCGATTTAAAGACCTTTGACATCTCTTCAATCGAGTAGTTTTCAAAATCATTGTTAAACGATTCTGCCTTTTCCTCTCTGGTATCTCCAGCTAGGCTTTTACTGATTAACATCCGGATAGCGAAATGAGGCTTGATATATTCTGGGATATCAGCATCCCTCATCATTTCAAACATTTTTAGGACGGTATCAAAGGACAAATCAAGGGCGTACTCTTTATCATCAATCACTAACTTGTCTGTTAGTTTTCGAGATAAATCAATCATTCAAATACTTGTCGAGGGCTGCTTTTGAGTTTTGGCTTTCAAATTCCTCTGAAATACCTTTGATGGCTTCAATGAGATAGAACATAGCGTTAATTGTTGACTGACCAGCAAATGCATAAACTTGTTTGAACGCTTCTTCATCATCAAACACTTGGTTGAAACCATCTTCTACCAATGCTTTCAATGCTCCGAGAGCTTCTTCATCGCTTGTTTCCTGGAACGCTTGCCCTTTAGCTTGCAAATCCTCACCAACGGCCTTCATGCGTTGGATATTGCCGTCTGAAACTGGAAAATTAAGTTGGAACTCACCAAAATCGACAGGGATGACATTGCTACGTTTTTTAATTACTACCATGTTGTTATTTCTCCTTTAATACGAAAAAAAGAGGGTAAGGGCTAAACCCCACCCTCTTAGTTGTCTTATCTTGTTTTATTTAATTAGTGATTATCCACCGATTCCTGGTGAATTAGTTTCTGATGATGCACCAGAAACAACCGCCGGTGTTCCAGTAGGTCCAGAAGCTGCACGGCCAGTAGTTGCTGACGCAATTTCATGTTTCTCTGGTGTACGAGACCAGTTAACTTGGAATTTGATAGTTTCAAGCTCTGACGCTTCACCGTCACCGACTTCGATTTCAGAAAGTCGTGCGAGACCTTCTTTGTATGATTTGCCGTCTGGCGTCACTTCCTTGTACCAAACGATGAGATCATCAGCTACGGCATCTTCTTTATCAACGACAAAGTTTTGAGCTTTATCGGCATAATCACGGTGGCCTTCAAATGAACGTCCACGAGATTTTGAAGTGATAACCTTCTCTTTAGTTCCGTCGCCGTCGAAGTACGCTACGTCATCGTCTTCTGCGTCATTCTCTGGTGCAGATTCCTTGATACCTTTGGCAATCCACATGTACTTTTCTTCGGTTGGTGGAGTGTCTGGATGTTCTGAATCGAACGGTGCAATGTAATGCTTACGAATCGCATTTTTAAATTTAGCCATTTAGTTAAGGCTCCTTTCTACTTCTAGTCTTGCCTGCAAGTCAAGCAAGTAAATGTAAAAGCCCTGCTCGTCGGCATCGTTTAAGCTCGGTGTCTCGACGGTCAAGGCTAAGAATGTGTATGAATTATTTGAACTTGGTAACTCGAATCCGATTTTGGAAAGCTCAGTGTTTATCTTCCAAAGAATAGCGTTTAGCATTTGCTGGTCCTTTGATTTAATGGCTATCTCATAAGGTAGCGATAGAATCTGGGTGCCAGCCATGTCTTCGTTTTCCACTTTGCCACCCGGCAAGGGATAAACTGAAAGACTTTCGTTTTCCGAAAGATAATCAAGTTTGCATTTCAACGGTAGTCCAAGCGTGTTGATGAAGTCTCTGAGAACTTCTGAGAAATCGTTGTCGTTCATTAGTTAACCCCCATAGCTCGTAAGGCGACTTTGCCCCATTCTTTAGAATATTTAGCAGACGCTTTTTTGTCCCAACGTTTCCCAGTCCCTGGAGTGGTGTACTTTTTGAAAGTCCAGCTCTTAGTCTTGTTGTAGCTAGAGCCGTAGAATTGAGCTCTAGCATAATCTCCGGGGTATCTAATCCCGTCACTGATAGGTGTACCGCTACCGCTCAAGGTTCCGTCTCTACGAGGGATGAACTGTTCCATATCTTCTATCATTTGGCTTATCATGGCTACCTTTCCACGCTTGACCGCTTCGGGACTGCATTTCTTTTCAAGTCCGTGAAGGTCAACTTTAACTGATACAGTAGTTCCCATCAGATCACCTCGATTTCATAACAAAACACTTTATTTTGCCTTGGATAGTAAATTGGAATAACGGAACGAATCTTATAATCTCGTTTGCCGTCGTTAATCAAGCCGTTTTCAAAACTTTCGTCAAGAACCACTGGGCAATATTTCGGATAGACAAATAAGACACTGGGATTTGATTCGCTACGATTGTTAGTTGACCCGCTAACATTGAACTGTCTATCAAATCGAACGGGTTTAAGGGTTTTGGGCTCATCATATATTACTTTTCCCCAACCGTCCTTTTCTCCCGATGGTTTTTGAATCGTGACAGTATCAACTAACATGCGTTTATCTATCATAGCCCACCGCCTTACAGCCAAAACCAGCCAATGTCAGCCAGTTTAGAGCGTCAAGAGATAGATTGTACTTCTGACCACCGTTTGACGATTTAGAACCGTTCTGATAGCTTACATGAGTACGTCCTACGGTCATGCTTGCTAGTGAAGACTTGTCTTCAGCGGTCATGATGCCGCTTGAATCGAGATAAGCGATTTGATAAGCGGCTGCCTTCTTGACGGCTTTCTTGCGGGGCTCAAAGTCTGTTTCAAAGTCGGTGAAATCGTAGAAGTTTTTGATATAAGCATCAACGATGAGACTAGCTCTAGCTGATAGCGTTTCAAAATCTTCCACGTCTTCAAAACCAAGTTTCAAAAATTCTGTTTCGGTTAAATATGTCATTCAACCACCCCCCTTTGCTATTTTAGGAGGTCTAAGAGTTCCGCCTTGGTAAGCGCTGAAATACCAGTCAAGCCTCGTTGTTGTGCGATGATTCGCAAGTCAGCAACAGTCTTGTCTTCTAGTGTTTCAACCACTTCTTCTTGAACGTCAATAACGGGTGCTGCTTGCTCGCCGCTATAATGACGACGCATTAGCATACCCATTAAACACCTCCAAATTTAACGACTTTAGAGTCGTCGTAGAGATAAACACCGTAATACTCATCACCAGAGTAAACAGTAGTCTTTTTCAAGATGTCACGGTCATTTTCAATCATGACGTCACGTTTCAAGTTGATAACGAATGCGCCATATTTGGAATCATCGTCTGTGTCAGTTTGAAGTGAAGAAACTTTGACAAGAAAGCCTTTTCCTTCGTCAACTTTCTTAGTGCGGACGATTTGCACGCCAGATACTTCACCGAATGTGCCAGAAACGACAACATCAGCACCAACTTCTGAACCTTTCAACCAATTTTGGCCAGCGTCAGCACGCAATTTAATAGCATCCTTTGGATTGATAAGGGCAACATAACGAGCATCTTCTTCGTCTGCAAAGATTTCCAAGGCTTTGTCAATGTTTGCTACTGAAATTGGAGCCTCAGTGATGTTTTGAGTTGCTGTTTTAGCGACATCCACAAGGTCGTTGTCAACCTTGTTAGCGATAGCCAAAGCAATCTGATTAGTAGCTTCACCATAGACATTGCCGTGACCAACCAAAGCAGCCTTATCGGTAATTTCAATAGCTTTACCGGCTTGCTTGATCTTCATTTTTGTTTCTTTAGTGCCAAGTTGGTCGATTGGAATGGCAGTGCCTTCAGTGATTTCAGTGGCATCACCAGAATATGTCCATTGTGGCACTGTAAGCTCATCGCCCGGACGGCCTACAAGAGTAGTTTCAACCACTGCGAGTGGTGTGAATTTGATAAGTTTAGGCAATTTAGCTGAAACCATGTCAGCCATTACCTGTGGATTGATGACTTGTGCAGTCGTTGTTGTTCCAAGAACCATAGATTAAATCATCCTTTCAATTGTTGATATAGCTCTGGGTCTTTATCAAAGAGTTCTTGACGCTCATTGATACCCATGCGTTTAAAATCTTCTTTGGTAAGTCCGTTCTGACTAGCAGTTGGATTACCACCAGCAAAGATTTTAGGTTGTGCCGCTTGTTCTTCTTGCTTGAAAAGATATGGGCTTGTTTCTTTCAATCCCTTAATGACCTTATCCAATTTAGGTTTACCAGCTTCATCAAGTTCGATTTCGTCAAAATTAATGAATTTAGCAAGGTCATCCGAATTGTGAGCATCCACATCTTTCAAAGCTAGACGAATAGCATTTGATTTAGTAACTTTCGCAAGGTTAGCCTCATTCTCTGACTTGTAAGTGTCGAATTTAGCTTGTAAGTCCGTCAATTGTTGTTTGAGTTCCTCACTCGCTCCCTCTTTAGCTTGCAAGTCGTTGAGAGCTTGGCTCTGTTGCTCGAGTTGTTGCTTAAGGCTGTCATTTTCAGCTTGTAATTCAGACTTAGCTTGTGCTTTCGCATTCTCAATCCCAGAACCGTACGCATTCATTATGGAATCGATAACCGCTTTATCTGTGATACCAGCTTCAACTAACATGTCTCGTTTCAAACTCATGTTTAAAACTCCTTTGTTTTACGTCCAGTGGACTGTATTCGTCCAGTTTTACGACATTTGACAGGTCAATAGAAAAACCGCATCAATTCGACACGGTTTGTTTTTTATTTTGGAGTTTACGCAGCTTTATCTCTGCTTCAGCTTCTCTCAAAGGGTCACTGTAATATCGCTCTCTTGAGTAATCACGATGCAAGAATGGGTGTTGTGCTAAATAAGACCTCATGGCCGCTTGTTTTGATTTGACTTGCCCTTTGTATTTGCTTATCAATTCCTCGTCCTCTAACTTGTTAGCGACATGAAGCAATTCCTTTGATTTTCTGATAGAGCGCTCAATAGCCCTCTGCTTAGATTGAGCATTAGCGTTCTCTATCGCTTCCTCTGGCGTTAGGTTTTTTAAGTGGTCTGGTAAGTCTGGCTTATAATTAGCCCCTGGAATAAACGGTGTCATGGTATGGCCACAGTTAATGCCTTGACACCCTCCGGGCTTGCCGTAACCGTAATCATCAAGCGCAAAGATCTTCTCGCCTTCCTCCACTCTAGCTTGACCAGTAGTGACAATCTGGTGTTGCAGCGGCGCACACATTTCACGAGCTGCAGGCTTCATCGAATAATAGAATGTATCAATCCCTAGTTCATCAGCCGGCGCCTTCCTCGCTTCACGATAGACACGCCACGATGTGGTTTTAATGATCGTTCTAGCGTAAGCGTCGGCTCTCCAACGTTTTCCCCCCTTGTCAGTAAAACCATAGAAACCCCTCTCAGCCCATTTCATCACTGTTGTTGAAATAGCCTTGTCTGGATTCATTAAACCAGTGATTACCTTTGCCACTGTTTCCTCGACAATATCTTGGTAGACCTTTCTGACGCTCTTAGGTAGCGTGGTATTGATAAGGTTGTCGATATCCCCTGTCGTCTGATTAACATAGTTTGCTAACGTGGTTTGGATAAGGTTGTTTGTAATGAAATCACCACCACCCATTGATTCTAAAAGTTGGGTTTTAGTGTCCTTGTATACCTTATATCCTTCGTTCTCGATAACATATCTCAGCTGTTCCTCAGCAACACCAGAATACTCAGCAATGAGCTTGATGTTGTCTTTGTTAAGCAAGCCCATCTCACTCATTTTTTCCAACTGCCAGATATAAGGGTTGTCCTCAAGACTAGCAGTCCCACGCTCTCTAATCCGGTCAACGACTTGGTCAAACAAGTCTATCGTCATTTGGTGGTAGATGTCAGCTACTCGACTAGCGTCAAGCATTAGCTGTTGGTCATTTAACTTGATAGGTTTCTTTTTTACCATACCCTATCACTCCCCGTAGATATCGACCTCTTCACTTGTCCTAAAACTATCAGCACTTACCATAGTTTCATCATTGATAGCTTGATAAATCTCTTGTGCTTGTTCCTCGGTGACATTAAGAGTCTTTTCAATAGCCATAACCTTCGGTGCGAATCCAGACGCTACCATCTTAGACCAATAATCAAACTCAGCGTTTCGGTCAGTGAACACTCCATCATCCAAGTCTACGCTGATTTCATCCATCGTTGGAATCTCACCGGTGTAGAGATTGTAGATTTTAGCAATCTCTAGAATTGAAATGACAAGCTCTTTCAAAGACTGCTCTACAAGAGTAGCGATAGAATTACGCATTTGATAAGTGTCTGATTGCTCTGAGACGACCTCTGTAGCGGTTTTCATGCTCTTGCCATCGAAGCTAAACATACCAGCGGACACACCCAATTGCATTTCAAATAAGCTTAATCCCTTGTTAATAGCCTTGATATAGTCGTCCGAGCGGATATCTGTAGTAAGGTCAGTAATACCGATACCCTTATCCATATCACCGCTATCAAACTGTTCATAGACATTGTGACCTGTTTCAAACTCACGTTTGACTGTTACTTTCTCACCAGTAGAATCGTACTCAGTCTTAATCATTTGAGTAGGTACCGCAACCCTACGCTGACCCATCTTAACTTCCCACATAAATTCGTCATAGGTGGTATTGATGAAGTCCATTGTAGTTTTGGCATTGTCGAAAATAGACAAACCTAAAGGACTGTTAATGTCCTTGTTATTCATGCCCGGTGGCTTTAAGTACGTAAATAATGGTCTTGTAAGCCCGTTGAGTGTCACAGTCTCTTCTAAATCTTCGTACAGTACATTCAACGGCACACGCTGACCAATACGGTTTTTAGATTCTGACTCATATAGCTCATTAGTTATCGTGTAGCTATCCTTAGTCCACTCATGGAATTCAATCAGACTGTAATATTTTACTTTCTGCCCTTCCGTTTTAAGTGTTTTAGTCACGATTGCAGCACTTGACACATCTTGCGTATTCGATTGCAGTGGCAAAAAAACTGGTGCTTGCACGAATGACACTCTGACACGGTCATCATCAACGTATGGACGCATAGCAAGTCCACCAAGAGCCAAGCAAGACTCAAGATAGCGCTCGAAGTTCTTGCTGAATCTATCAGTTTTCAATGTTTCATTGATAAACTCATTAGCTGTTTCGTTATCCACTTGAATCTTGGCTTGCTCATTGAATACGAGACTGGCTACCTTCTTCGAAGCCGTACGTCCAACGGGCAAATGGTTGAAGTCTCGCTTGACTTGTGCCCCGTTGCTGTCTCGATAGGTAACACGGTCAAATGCTCCAGCAAAGTATCTGAGATTGTCCATAATGCGGTTGTATTCTTCGGGTGAGATAGCGATTTTAGGGTGGTCGGTGATACTGTTTAGACTTTGGTTAGTCATCACATAATTACTCCTTTTGAAAATGTTCTTAATGGTCTGTATAATTCCCATTCTTTCTTTCTCCTACGCTTTGAGACCTAAGTCCCTGGCATTATCTAATACAAAATACTTAAATTCATCGACGGTGTGGTCATCCTCTTTAATAACTTTAGGATCGTCTGTGTGTATCGTTTTCTCATCGTAGCGGTACATCTTATGTTCCTCGTAGAATATCTTGTTAGCTGGAATGTCCAAGTAGTAGAAACGCCCCTCAGCTAATAAACTGATAACCATGTCTATCATGGTCTGATTCTTCTTCTTAGCCACTGGATGCCACCGCTCGCCAAAGTCCTTGAAGTATTGGTTTCTCAATGCACCCTCGGCACTATCGATGGTCATTCTTAGCTTTGGCACTCGGTACTGTTTCAGCACCTTGTCAATGAAATTGCTAACCATGACAGTCAATTCACTCGGCGCCTTCTTAACGACTTGACCGGCTGGGCTGTAATAGAATGTATCAAGTAGTATCACATTCCCTTTAGCAGTCAAACCATAAGCGCCGCATGCAGTAGCAGATTGTTGGTGCCCTGTATCCATTGCGAATGAAATCCCGATAAGTCTATCGTCCGTTGGCAGACTGTCGATAGCATGAAATGTACTCATGTTATAGACTTGATTACCAAGACCAACCGCTTCACCAAGATACAGATAACGATAGTAATCGTAATCATTCTGTTTGATACGTTCTATGTCTTCAAGCATTTGTTCTGTCACGAAACCTAACTTATCGTCTAGATAGGTGCTTGAGTGTGCCAGATAGTTCTCGTTAGTCTTGATTTCCTCAAACCACTCGTTTATCCAACTATATGGGTTTCGTGGTGGATTGTAAGACCAAAAGAATTGCACAAAGGGAGCCTTATCGTGTTTCTGACGCATGAATGTGACGTTAGACTGGTCGAAGTCCTCAGCGTCGTTAAACTCAGCCGCTTCTTCGTACCAGACTGCGATAATGTTCCCGATGTCATTTGATTTCAGCTTTTGGAAATCGTCTTGACCGTAGAAATAGAATGTCGAACCAGTACGCTTGTGAACTATCTTAAATGGGCTTACAGTGGCTCTAAACTGACTATCTAACCCAAACATACTAATAGCCCATTGAACCTTATTAAATACGCTGTCACGGATTGTATTAGCTACTTTACGAATGACTACCACGTTAGCTTTTTCGCCTTGCATGATGTATTTAATCATCATGTAGACCAACTTAAGCACGATAACCGAGGATTTGAAAGAGTTTCGCCCACCCTTAAGCACGTTATAAGGTTTGTTAGACTGCCAAACCGATTTGAAATGCGGGTTAACGTTTTTCTGAATGTCAATCGTTGCCATCTGGGATATCCTCCCATGCGTTGACAATATTGAGGTTCATTGTGCCTTCAACACCGCTGTCAAGCTGTTCTCTTAGCTTTCTGATTTCAAGTTCCAATTTCTCGGACTGTTTAGCCGTTGGATAACGTTTCAAGATTTCAACAATCGCCTTGATAACTGTGTTGTTGTCAGCCTTTTTCATAAGCCGTTCAACTTCACCAGTCAATGGATTCATCATCAAGACTTCTTCATCCCGTTTTCCTCTAGCAATATCGGATAGGATGGACAAGGCTTCTTTTGCATCCATGATGTTTTCATCGTGCATCTTCTCAACTTCAGCTTGGATAAAGCGTTTAATTTCAAGTTTTTTCAAGTTTTGCCCAGCGATACGCCCTGCTGTCTTTTCGCTATATCCAGCGTTGATAGCTGCCTGTGTGGCGTTACCTAGCTTGATATACTCGCTAGCAAATAATTTCTGTCGTTGATTTAGCCCAATATGTCCACCTCCTTCGCTGCTAGATTTTGTGCATAAAAAAGACAACCCACAAAATGAGTTGCCTAGCTATAATTATCAATACTAATATTATATCGCTAATAAACGTTCAAATTCTAACATTTATCGAGTGTTTTCTTCGTCTTAATCTCCCAGAAATACAAGACATTCTCCGTTGCGGTAGTTCTCCGCAAACTCCAAAATTGCCTGTTCTCTCATTCGATAATATTCGCTTTCTGAATACCCAAGGTCCATATAGACTTCAATATTGTATTGTTTTCTGTTTCTGCAATAACACTCTATCAATATCTGGCTGTAATGCCTATCTGATAACGCGTTGATAGCTCTGACAATAGCTTGCAAGTCTTGCTCAGCGGCCACCTTGCGTGTTACTATGCTTTCGGTCTGACTATGGACCATGCCGTCGAATGATTTGGGTTCTAACGAGAATGAAGCTGTCACTTTAGGGGCGTATTCCAAGCCCGCTATCCGTGTTAGCATGCGATACCTTCTTAGCACCTTTATAGCTTTCTTTTTAGTTGCGGTTTTATCTACTTCCGCAAATAGATTGATACTTGCCATGACACCCCTCTTGTGTGATATAATAGTTGTATCGTGTTCAAAGAGTGCCGGCCATTGTGTCGGTCTTTTTTATTTTGGCTCAAGAAACGTTAAGAGATTTTATTGAAAAGATAGAATACGTATTTATTCTTGGGGTGTTTCTCAAGCCTTTTATCACCTCCTTCCTAGCCAAACGACACCAGCAAGGTCTTTGGCTTTGTTTTAGTAATGCGATATCAATAAGAAAGAGGGTTTTTCACATCCTTTTTTCTTGAATTTGCTGGGTTTGTTTGGACAAGGTCTGTCAGCTTGCCCGGTGTTAAAAAAGTGTTCTAAAGTGTCCAAGCCACTAAAAATCTATATTCATTTTTTATTTTTAGTGATGACAGACTAATGACTGGCAAGAGGAATCGAACCCCTTGAGCAACCATTCCAGCCTAGATATAGTGAAATCATTATCAGGGATATTCCCCTTTCGTTTTTGAAATAATACAAGAATTAAGTCGGATGAATTATGGAGATTTCTGACCTATATCTTTTGCAGGCATAAAGCCTTGAATAATCACGCCACCAGTAATGCGCTTTAGATTTGGGATATCTATTAGAGGGGGTTCCTCTTTTCTATATTTAAATTTACTGGATTTGGGTGCATCCACGACCAGTCCACGCTTCCGCTGATTTGAATGAAAAAAATAAAAAGGATTCCTCTTTTCTAATATGTATTGACTGGTAATAGCTAGCAAGGGAATCGAACCCTCGTAAACCGTTCTAGCTACACGCCTAGTGCGTAGGCAGTATAAAGAGCTTTTCTGACCGTGGTCTTCTCACGACCTACCTTGCCCTTGGTCCGATATTCTAACACGATGCGGTCAATCTCGCCATCTAGCCTTTCGGACCATCCATAGTTGTTAAAGACGTAATCAATAATTTCGCTGAAAAGCTCTCTTGAAAGTAGCCCTTCCATTTGGATTGCCTTCAACGGAGTTAGGGCAGCTTTTTCCGCATAGCACAGATTGAGGGCGTTTTGGGTTCTGTTAGCATTTTTCTGGTCGCAGCCTTTAACCTCTCTAATGTAGTTGTTTAGGCTGTTTGGGTGCTCCTTGCGTAGTTCTTCCACTTCCTCTTGGAACCGTTTAAATAGCCCCTCTGGCAGTCCTGCGTTGGTTTTCTCCAACACTGGGCGCGTGGTTTTTCCTCTTGTGTAATTGGTAGATAGATAATCTTGAAGGTCGTCGAATAATTCATCGGAGATAATGCCTTCTAGTCTATCGACGGTTTGGGGCGATATCCTCGCACGCTCAACGACTGCACTATTAAACGCTTGATATATGATGCGAGCTTGTACTTCACTGCACTGTTTGACATCTTGGAAATACTGTTTATAGTCCTTTGGATGAGCTTGCTTAAGTGCTGCATGCTCACTGACTAGCCGTTTATATAATTCCTCGGTCAACCCGGAATATTTGTATCTCACGCTCATGAGCCTACCTCTTCTAAGCCTCAACTACTGGGAAATGAATGTTTCCAATAACAATAGATGCTACGCTATAATAATATCCACCGTTGCCATCGTTTGCCTCACACTCTGCTAACGCTATAGGATTTTGGTTGTGGTAAATAGTGACCGTATTCTCACAAGTGGTCCCATCGCCATTGTCGAATTTTGTGAGTTCTCCGATTTTTAAATCAGTAATGACTGCGTCTAGCTTGACATCTTTGAACTCCCCGCCCGCATAGGCACAACAATCACTTTCTGACATCTCAATAGTTACCTTTGTACCATCTTCGAGCAACAGAAAGTCTTTATCCCATTTCACGATACGCTTGTAGAGTAACAACTCTTTAAGTTCCTCTAATGAGCCGTACCTTGCATCTTCTTGCTCAGGCTTAAAGTAACCTGGTAATCCAATGGTTTCCGTCATCTTAACTCCCTCGTCCTTTCAGATAAGCTGGGATATCATCCCCAACCTGCACGCTATCGTATTGCTCCTTGCTTACAAGGAATTTCCCGTAAGCCCCACAGTCAAGCGTGTATAGTTTGCCGACCATTTCCTTGCCAGTAATCTTCCCGTGCAATACAGTGGCACTGTCAGCCTTGTGCACAACGATGGCTTCCACTGGTCGATTGACCACGTTGAACACTGTACCAATATTGATAGCTAGTGATACCACTAACAGAATTGTGGCTACGCTTAAGTCTCTATAAGTCGTCTTCTTTGATAAACGTTCCATTTACCATTTTTCCTTTCCGATTCTTAATTTCTTCGTATGCAATACCAAGGCATTCAGTCACATCAAGGTCTAACTGGTGCGCTAGTACGATAATCGTTACTAGTGTGTCGCCAATAGCATCCTTAAGTGCTGCTTGCGGCTCTGTGAACTTGGTTGGTTTCAAGAGTACATCTCGAATCTCTCCGACTTCTTCAGTTACACGCATCCACTGAATCTTAGGGTCAGCTTGCTTTAATCCACGGCTATCTGCCCACTCGTTGATTTTAGTAATTAGGTTATTCATCCGCTACCTCCTTCACTTCCACGCCTTCGCAAGAGAAAACCCAGCCGAAATTAGCATCTTCTAGTTCTTTGCGGGTGTGGTGTGCTCGAAATCTTTCAAGTTCTGTTTTCGATGCAAAAAGCCATTTTTGAGTTTTTGTATCTCGATTGAGGTATTTACTGTATCCGCCAATCCCTTTAACTCGAACCGTATACCTAACTCCCTTATCGACCTCATAGCCAAACTGGTGCATGCTGACGAGGGTAATTACAGGCTCAGCTTTACCATCTCTAGCCATCCATTTTTTAAAATCACTATCTTTTTGATAACCCCAATCGACAAGGTACTCCCACAGGTCATAATCAAGTCTATTCTTATGTTCCTCGTACCAATCCGCAACATACTGCGGCACTACTGGTTTCTCAAAGAACGAATCATATAAATCCTCAGCGTGGGCTATTGAAAGGCGTCCTGCTGTTGCCAATTTCTGTACTGCTTCATCTTTGTTCATCATGCTTCCACCTCTTCTAGCTCCACTGAATACATCCTAGAATTTCGATATTTAACACCTCTTAAACGATGCAACTCGTTGATAGCGTCGTTCTTGTTGCTGAAAATATGCTCACTGTCTGGCATATCGTCGTAGTACACAATAACTTTGTATTTCATAATTTAACTAATCTCCTTCCGTTCTCGCTGGTTCTCCGAGCGTATACTGGTGTGCCATAGTGACTAACACTATTCACCGATATACCTAGTTGTTCAGCGATTTCACGTTTAGTGCCCATTGCTAGTAGTTCCTCACCTTTGTAGAGGGCGTATTCCTTTACTTGCATAATTCCATCATCCTCGTTAGTAATTCTTCATCCGGCAACTGCTCAAGTGTCAGTATGCGATTGAGCTTCTTGGCGTTGATTCCTAGCTTAGCGCTGATAAACTCCATGTCTTCGTGATTGGCCCAAAACCATCTCGAAAACTCTTGCGTTTGACCTAATACGCTTGTGTGGTCGTAACTGCCCGGAGCGTATACACCGACTAGCTTGTCTTTATATCTGCTATTCATCCGAGCTCCTTGATTTCTAATTCAATGCGTGGGTTAGGACTGTACTTCTTGCGAGCTATTAAACCACAAACAATACTGTCATCCGTCCAGACGATACCCTTCTTGTCAACTTTGTTGTAACCAGCCTTTGAAATACTATCAAAGAGCGATTTAACCAGATTATCAACGTCTGGAATTTTCGCATGCCAAAGCCTTTCATCCATGAATTTCTTGAATCTGTCCCACGTTTTAGCTCTAGCTTTTGGCGTGGGCTTTTTTGACACGCTCAAAGGTGCCTTCATGTAGAATGTGACATCAACCATAATCGGGCCGTCAAAGAATTGTCCATCGTATTCTTGCTCAATGAGTTGTGAGCATTGACGTCTCCACGCTTTCATTTTTGGGTCTTCATAAGTGCCAAACTTGCTGAATCTAGGCCTTGTCTGTGGTTTTGGCTCGATATTTAAAGTCATTTTCATAGTTTCACCTAGAATGGCAAATCGGATTCTTGAATATCCATAGGATTGCCTTGCATTGGATTGCTACGCCCAAAGTTTGGCGTTTGCTGTTGTGGTTGTTGGTTGTATCCACCATTTGCATTGCCACCTTCACGCGCTGCACGGCTTTCCAACATTTGGAAGTTTTCAGCAACAACTTCGGTCACATAAACACGTTGACCTTGTTGATTCTCGTAGCTACGAGTCTGAATGCGTCCAGTAATACCAATCAACGCTCCCTTTTTAGCCCAGTTAGCCAAATTCTCAGCTTGCTGACGCCAAATAACGCAATTGATAAAATCTGTTTCACGTTCACCGTTAGCATCTTTGAAGGTACGGTTAACCGCAAGGCTGAAAGATGCGACTGCGATATTGTTTCCGGTGTAATTTAGTTCTGCGTCTCTGGTCATGCGACCAACTAATACAACGTTATTGATCATGTTTATTTTCCTTTTCTATTCACGATTTAAGAAATTGTCCAGTGTGGGTTTAGATTTTTGAACTTGACATTAACTTAAATGTGTTTTCAATTCTTCTTCGGTCATACTAGCTATGTTTTGATAGCCACTGACAGTGTAGTTTTGTTTGTATTCCCAGCCGTTTTCGCTAAGTAAACGCTTAAATCTGTCTTTATCGTCTGAATCTTCAAAGTAGACTTCAAGCGTCATTTTTTGGCGATAACGTTTTGAATCTGGAATGTTAGTTTCTTCAATTGTTGGCGTGCTTTCGATAATTTCGCCTGTTTCTGAATCAACAACTAATGCCGTTGGTGCTGTTTCTACTATTTTTTCTTTTTGCCTTTGTAATTCAGCTTGTCGTAGCGCTTCTTGTTCTTGTCTTTGACGTTCAGCTTCTTGCTTTTGTAATTCAAAAGCATGGTCTGAACGAATCTGATCTAACACCTCTGCTAATGTCAAGTTTTGAAGCATGCGGATATACGGTTGGTCGGTCATTCCGTACTCTGAACAAAGTCCGGATATGGATTGAGTGGCTTTTTTAAATTCCTCTTGTTTTTGATATTCAAAAGTAACCATGTCGTCTAATGCCTTCATAGTCGCTTTTTTAAGAGTTACACCGTCCGCCATAAAATCGCCATTTTTGAGGTATTCCGTTGCTTTTCCATCAAAAATGCGAGGGTCAATCATATATTCGCTGGATTTGTTAGCTAAATAACTTTTAACCGTGTCCAATCTCAGTGCTTTTTGATGATTTTCGAACTCTTTCACATCATTTGCGATTTGGTTGATAATGTTTTTAAGAGGTTTCTCTGTTTCCTTGATATATTTTTCAAAATCCGTCGCTGGTTTTGATAACTCATTCTTGATTTTGATACGTTCGTCTGAAATTTGCTTGGTTAATTTTCGTAATTCAGCCAAGATTTTCTTGTCGTCTTTGATAGTGCCAGCGGTGACTGTGTAATTTTGATACTTAGCAACTACATCAGCAATGCCTTTTTCAAAAACCTCTTGCCCTACAATCTCAACTTTAGCTTGTTCAATATTAACTTGTAATTCTTGCATTGTTCACACCTCGTTAATAGTCGAGAAGTTCGCCTTGAACTGGCTCGTTTTGTGAGTTGGCAACCGGTTGAGAGTTGCTTTCACTTGTTTGTTGGAAATGCGTTTGTTCTTGCTTCATTTGTTCGATTTGCGCCAACTTACGAGCTCTAACATCCTCTTGTGTCTCTTGTGGTGTTACATCCTTAATTCTGTCGAATGTTTCACCGCCGTCATCCTCAGTGTACATATTCCCTAAATCCTCTGGAAAAGCTTCACGTAATGCGTTGACAAGAGCGGTTTTTCTAATCATGGTAGCTGGCATAGCGTTCCAAGTGCTTTGTTTTTTGTCGTATTCTTCACGACTAACGAAAACCTCTACAGGAACCTTGAAATTCTTGCGGTAAACTCTTGCCCAACCACCAACGAGCGTGTCGTTAGGTAGTAGCAGCGCCCCTTTTCGCTCTACCATATCACCAGAATCGTCAACAACTACCACTCCAGCTTCAAAACCTTCATAGTTTGGGTTTTGTGCTGCACGCTTCAAGAATGCTTCTTTTGAGACGATTAAGCTAAATTCAGCCCCACCATTTTTCTTTTTGTAAGCTACGATATAGACCTCGTTTAGCAATGGGTTGAGATTTCGGCCTTTAATCAATGACAAAGCTTGGCCAATTTGTTTTTCTGTCAGCAAATCTTGTGGATCGTAGTATCGTTTGATATCTTGAAACGTCCATGCGCTTGTATCTGTTGAAATATCCCTTTTGTTTTGCGTTTGTAGTTGATTTGTCATATTCCGTCTTCCTTTTTGTTTTAAACACCCTTATTTCGCATTTTAAGGGGGTGTGGTGCAATTTTAACGGTGTTATAGTCTATTTATACCACCCAATAAAACACACGCCTTAAAATCGATTTTAGAGGGGTTTCCTAGTGTGCGCTAAAAATATGTGTTGATTTCTTAGCGAAATACATATATTCGTTGATTTTGCTAATGAATGAGTATAAATCTAGCTCGTCCATCATTTTCTGTTTGTGTTCTTCTGAGAATACAAGCCCATGAATGCGCTCGTAATCTTCAAAGAGCTTTAGTTTTACTTCTTCTTCCGTCAAAGCATCATCCTCTTGTCTTGTTGTGTCTTAAACTGATATACATGTTCATTCGTCGTTCCAAGTCCTGTCTTTTTGAAAATTCGAGAATAAACACGCTTGCCATAAGTGCCCATGATATCCCGTGGGCTCAAGTTGGTCGTGATGATAGTCTTGGTACGCTTGTTCAGAATGCTGTACAAGATACCATTCGACCATTCTGTCACTTTCTCAGTGCCCACATCGTCGAGCACTAGCCATTCAGCTTCAGAAATCCGTCTGATATACTCAGCTTCAAGACTGAAATCCTCTTTGATTTTGGCTAATAGGTCAACCACGTTGATGAATAGCCCCATCTTTTTGGTATGATCCGACAAAGCCTTAAGCGCCGAATAAGCTAGATGGCTCTTACCGACACCGGTATCACCAATGAGTACGATGTTATACTCTTGACCGTCCAGATAGCCCTTGAGTTGACTTCTAACATTCTTCAAATCCTCTTTCTGCTCTCTAGTGGCAGCCTTATAATTATCAAAGCTAGCACTTTTTAAGTCGTCGTCCAGTAAGCTGAAATCTTTGAGAAAGTATAAGCGTTTCTGTTCTTGCTCACGCTCATACTGTTCTTGTGCCTTGATGGCGTTTTGTTGTTCTTGCTCCTCACGATGGCAAAGCTCGCATACAGTATATGGTTCGCTGTTTGGAAACTGGATTGTGACATAGTGCCGTTGGTGCTTGTCGCAGTATTTATCACTAGGTGTCATATACTGCCGTCGCATTTGTCTAGCTGTACTCTCTAAACTCATAAGCTATACCTCAATACTTGCTACAAGCTGGGCCAAATTTAACGGGTTGGTTGTCGGTGTTTTCGCGTTCATCAAATTTCCGTTGTTCTTCGTCTTGTTGGGCAATAGTGTGTATTCCATTTTGTGCCCAATTTTTTAGGATAGAGTTAACATATCCAAAACCTCTCTTTGAGTTGTCAGCAGCTCTATCAATAGCTCGTTTGATTAACATGATTTCCAAGTTGTCATAATCAATATATCCATTCAATTTTTCGAGTTGATAACCATCAAGAGGCCCTATTCTTTCTTGGTAGTATTGAAAAATATTAAAATCTGATTGATTATCAGCAGCAGAGACAGAAAATTCCTCTTTTTTAGATTCTTCAGTCTCTCTTCTGTTAGATTGAATTATATTAGATTGAATTATATTATCTTTACTTATATTGGGTGTACCAGTGGTTGCCGTTTGGTTTACCAGTGGTTTACCAGTGGTTTCATCGGTGTTTTCCTCTAGCAATTCTTTGTAAATGCTAGGCACGTATCTGTCTTTTCTGACAGTGTTTTGTTCGTGGAAATCAACCACGAAATAAACCATTTCATCATTAAGAGGCTTCACGAATTGTTTAATAACTAGAAGCCCTAGGTTATCCTCGTTAGCTCCTATCATTCTGAGAATAGGGAATGCTTCCACCACTCCATCATCATCACAATTTTGGATAAGGTGAAAATATAAGGCTTGAGCTTCTAGGGGCAATCGTAAGAAACGGTGTGTCTGAGTAACGGTTTTACTTATCATCCTACGGTTTCCCATTGTTACCTCCTGTGCAATAATATTTCTGATTATCTGACATATTTAATGCCTACCCTCCCACCACTTCAATTATTTAATTATTTGTCTTCGTTGTATTTTTTAAAACTGAGACTAAGCGCTGTGATACCCGCTGCAATTACTACGAGTCCAAGTGTGCTAGCAATTCCTTCTTTTTCGCCAGTGTTTGGAAGAGTAGCACGGTAAACTGGCGTATTTGCCACCTCAGACGGCGCAGAATCGAGTTTATAACTAACTGTGGTAGCTTCTACCTCTTTAGATTTCGGAGTGCCTACGGGCTTGTTAGGCACCTCTTTAGGTGTGCTAGGTTTTTCTGGTTCCACTGGAATTTCAAGCTCTGGCAAATCGAGGATAGGGGCATCATTCGGAACTACTCCACCTTCGAATGGTGGGAGTTCACGGACTTCCGGAATGCCAGGAATCCCGCCTTGAAACTCAGGTTTGTAATGAATAGGCGCTTCATTTGGTACTGTGCCACCGTTCCATTCTGGCTTATCCAAAACTGGAGCGTCGTTTGGTACAGTTCCAATCGGTTCGGTATACTCAGGAAGCTCACGTACTTCCGGAATACCAGGGATGCCGCCTTGGAATTCTGGGATATCAACTTTTGGAGCTTCACGAGGAATTTCAAACGTTGGCTCCGGTTTGTTTTCACCGCTCGCATCCCCTCTGCCACCAACTAGTTGGACTTTAGAAGATGACTTAGCTCCAGCGTCTACCGCTACCAGCTCCGCTTTGTTTGTAGGATTGGTGCTATCTTTAACCGCTGTTTTCAATCGAGTTTGGTAACCAATGTACATGATGCGGTTAAACTCTTTGAATTTTGCGTCAAAACCGTCAGCTCGTACGTTCCAAGACTCCAAGTAGTCTTTAGCAGAGTGGTCGGCAACGTTCCAATTGAGTGGGTCTTCTACAAAGTAGATATTTTGTGAACCGTCAACAAATTGTTGATTGTTGGACCAAGTATCAGATAGCACTGCATTGTTAAGTACCTTGCGTGCTGTGTTAAGTCGCAAAGTCCAGTTAATAATCTGTGGATCATTCTTGTCTTGCCAACCCCACTTTGAAAGCAATTCGTCTGTTGGAATTGGGTTTCCGTCAGCAATTTCAAAGGTCTTGACTGTTCCGTTGAAGTTAACTGTCACTGGTTTGCCCGGTGTCACTACGTCAGTCCACTTAGCGTCAAATTTAAGAGACATTACCTTGTTGAGCGGGTGCTCAGTGAAATAGTTGTTAAACGTAGTTGTAATCTTACGCTCTTGAGCGTCTGCATTAGCCTTACCGACTACGTTTTCACCGTTGTAAACGTCGAAATCAAAGCTAGTTTGTAGTCCAACCTGGTCTGGGAGTTGGGTTACCACCTTGTCCCCTTCATTTACCGGCACATCGTCCGGGATGTGAATATCTTTGTATTCAACCTCGAATGGGCTATACTTTCCGTTACCGTTAGGGAATGTCACGTTAACTTCTGGATTAGAAACTGTGATTTCTGTTCCCTCTTTAGTAACAGTAGTTGCTACTGGTTGAGTTTCCGCAATAGGTTGCGCTTCAACCGGTGCTGGTGGAGTAAATACCGCTGGAGTTTCTGCCACCGGTGCCACTGTTTCGCTAGGTGTCACCGTAATATTCCCAGCATTATCGGCAGTGTAGACATTAGACACCGCTGGTTGTGTGTCTGCCGCTGGTTGAGTTGTTTCGTCCGCTGACACTGCACCCGCTCCGATTAGTAGAGCGGTAGCTAGTGCCAATGTCCCGCAAAGCCCATAGGCTTTCGATACAGTGAATCCTGGTTTTGCAATTGTTTGTGCTTTCATGGTATAATCTCCTTGATAATTAATTTTGTCTTGCATGGGCCCTAACCCATGCTTTTTTTAGTGCTTCAATCCGCACCCATAGCCCCACCGCTTTGTAAATATGTTTTTTAGAAAGATATGTGTGGGTAAAGTAAGGTTTATATTTTTGGGAAGAATGGGTATAAGATACACTCCACGACGGGGCCGTGGCTACGGATTGAAGATGGTTTCTATTGGCTATATTTCTGCTTAAGTCGTTCTTGTTTTTCTTCGGGTGTCTCCACCCACTCAAAGAACGGCTCTGGTTGCTTGGGCTTTTTGGAAAATAGTTTTTTTAGTAGTTTCATGAGTTACCCCACTAGCTGATCTAATGGCAATCCGTGGTCAGCGTTAAAGTCTCTTACCTTTTCATCAATCATGCGATATGGTTTTACTTCGAAAACCTCTACTTCTTCGTTTTGTTTTTTAGACCAAATCCAGCTAAAAATTTTCATTTTTGTTTCTCCTTTAGTTGCTTGATAATGTTTTTGATTTCGTTTAAGACAAACTCACTGTCTTTGTAAGTGTAGCTGATAGATGACCACCCATTGCTAGCTAAGAGTGGGTCCCAATCTCCGGCGTGCATGCAATCGAAACCGATATAGTAGCCGTCTGTTGGGAGCTCGCTCCAATTATCGTTAAATGTGATTCCTCCGTGGCAATCAATTTCGTCAATGTCAACACTCAATCCGTCCGGCACTTCGACATATCCGCATAAATGCCCAATATATTCATGCCTTCTGATGCAAGCATTGAACCCGTCAATGACGTAGGTTTTACTTCCGCCTTTGGGGATAATTTTTAAATCTTCCTCATAGCGTTCTTGATTAGTCATGTTTACCTCCTAGAATACATGGACACCACGCTCAGCCCATTTGTTACGTAAACGATTTTGAGCGTCTCCGTTATACCCGCAGATATGAAACGCCAGACCAAGGTTTTCTTCGCTATGGCGTTTATTGATAAGCTCTTCTTTGTAAACCTCTGCAAATGCTTTGACTTCGTCCAAATCTTCACCGCATGGGTAGAATAGCCAATCGTCGTCTACCACAACGTGCCAGTTGTTCCCAAGAACTGTCTGGATTTTTTTATATTCAAATTTAGCCATTTTTACTTTCCTTTCTATTCCCTAACCGCACTAGAGAGCTAGTGAGGTTTTTTAATATTTTTAGGAGATTTATAATGTCAGTATCGTAGTTGGTATTGCTTAAGCTGATATCTCACTAGCTCACTGCTACGGCTAGGGTGTTAATGTTATTTGAATCTGTTTTTGGTTTTCCACTCGATGAAGGATTTGAAACCTTCATAGTTGATAAAAACCAGTTTGTGTGTTGGGTTGAACACATAGTCTCGAAAGTCTTTGTTATCCCTCATTTCTCGAATGAGGTTCTTTGCCATCGACTTCCCTAGACCTTCCCACCGCTGCATGAGGTGGTCATAGTCTCCCCACTCAGCCGTTTCGTTGATACCGACTGGTTTGTAGGTGATTTGCATTGGTAGTCCTTTCTGATCTAAATTGTTAAACGTTCTTGATTAAGAAACTTGTTGATGAAATACTGCTGGCCCTTGCCAGTAACCTTAGTTGTCGTGTTGGTAGTTGTATGTCCGTCAGCATGATTAATATTTGTCTTTTTCAACTCAAACAGACCTAGTTGCATGCTTTTCTGCGTTGGTTGATTCCAAGAATCCCCGCGACGACTAATTAGATAGCCGTTAGAGCGTAGCCACTGAAAGAGCTTGTTTTGACCAATATCAATCCCGTTCTGTTTCAAGATTTTAGCCAGCTCCCCGATTAGACAAGATGACTTGCTGGCACTCACGGCGTCAGCAAAGAGCACTTTAGGGCGGTCAGCTTCAATCTGTGCTTCTAACTTATGGACTTTCTTATCTGCCATGAGCAATGCTCTTGCCATGATTTTTTCTGGACTGTTGAAATCCTTCTCTACTTGGATGAAATACTCTCTAACTTCATGTCCTTTATTTGTTTTTGACATCATAGCTAGATGTTCAGCCATTCGGATTGTAACAGCGTAATCTTGAAGCTCACGAACGGCACCGTTATTTACAAGCGTAGTTCCAACTACACTTGTAAAATCTTCGTTCTCTTTAAACATTTTGAAGTTTTGCTCGACCCACTGACTGAAACGGGTTTTGACTTCTAATGTTTTATGCAGTTGCCTTGCGCTAACGATAGGGTCATTATTTTTATCTAACGTTACATTAATAAGTTCATTCATCGTCGTTTCCTTTCTTAATTTATTGTTGCGTTTCGGGAACGGTTTGCTTAAAAAAAATTCCGATTTCATCCCTACTGTATCCCAGCAAGTCGGCAAGTGTGATAAGTTCGTCAGCGGTAAATGAGATTTTTCCATTCTCTCTCTTATTATACTGATCACGAGCTAAACCCATTAGTTCAGCCATTTTCGCTTGAGTATAACCTTTTGCTACTCGCTCAGCTTTCACACGAAGCAAATCAACTTTCATAGATTACCTCCGTTTATTTAGTTTTTATTGCTTGTTCCTTAGAACAATTATAGTATACCTAACACGTTCCCATTTGTCAACACTAAAATAAAAAAAATATGAAAAAAGTTTATTTTTGGGAACGTATTGTGTATTTTCGGGAACTGTTGTATAATATTCTTACTATTAAATAAAAGGAAAAAGAGTATGAGAAACAACGAGGAAATTATTTCGCTAATAAAAAGCTATTTAGACAATAGTTCTATGTCGATGTCTGAATTAGCAAGTAAATCTGGGGTATCTAAATCGACTTTATCTAGGTATCTTTCGGGGAGTAGGGTTTTTCCTTTGAATAAAGCTGACGATTTTGCAAAAGCTTTGGGGATGACAACAGAACAGTTTTTGAACGTCAAGCCAAGTTCGCATAATGATAACCAAAGTGCCCACGACATCGATAACATAATAGAAAACGCCATGATGTTCGATGGCAAACCGCTGACCGAGGATGATAAGCGGGCAATCCGGGGTATCATTGCGGGCTATATGAATAGCAAGGGGGAATAGTATGGTAAGTATCGCTATGAAGTCAAACCCATTTAAAGAAAAGATTGCTGGGGTCAAACTTTTTGAAGTTGACAGCGGTGAAGAACTTAGCACATTAAACAAGTTATCGAGTTATCCGATAGGCGTGGCGCTGAATTGTTCTATAGATTTCTTCAACATCCAACCCGAAACGAACTACACGCTAGTAGTTACTGCAAATTTCCCAAGCGGAGAGTCTTATCCTGTTCATGCTACAAACGTCTATATACCAAAGTCAAGCGTTTCAGCTCTCGATAATGAGGGCTACGGGAAAGCAGCTGGCGATTTTGCCTTTGATTTAACTTTGAAGGAAAAAGGGGATTTGTTCCTGTTGTTCACTTTGATAAAAGGTGGCGAGGCTACTGATACATTTTACTGTTACTACTATTTCGGGGGTGGTATGAATGAATAATACTCAAGATATCGAAATTCCTGAAACAAAAGCCACCGCAAGCGCTAGACCGTCTAAGGTAGCTTTTATAAACTCTGGCAACAGAATCAACACCCAAACACCCCACGCAAGTGATATAATGGACTTACAAAATCAAATAGATGAGGTAAGAAAAGTGGCTATTGACTTGTATCGTGAACTGGATATCCAAGCGTTGGAGCAAAGATTGGAAAAGAACGAAGAAAACACCCAACGCTTTCTCCAGCAAACAGCCCAGAGTTTAAATCAAGATAAGACTGAACTATCTCTCCGCACTGACCAGTTAGGACGTCGTATTGAAAAGATTGAAAACAAACTAGACGACATGTACGCCAAAAACGAACTGGACTTAAAATTCCAGATGATGGATCAAAAGATTGACGCTAAATTTGATACCTTTGGTCAACGCATGGAAAACATGTTCTTAGCACAAACCAATAGGCAACTTGAGGAACAAGCCAAGAATAGAAAAGAATTCACTTATTGGTTTATTGGTATCCTTGTAGCTCTTGCTGGTATTGCTATTCCTGTCTGGTTCGGCAAATAATATCATGGAGGCTCTATGCCTGAAAAAGAATTACTTGAGCATTTCAATGTGTCTCTTTGTGAGTTCGACTCTAGCCAGTGGCCACGAGATGGGTTTTTAGACCCTGTTAACCGTGTGGTTTACATCAACGGGGATTTACCCACCGAGAGACGTTTAAAGGTCCTGCTGCACGAGTTAGGTCACCTAGAACACGACCCTAAACACTATGAGCGTCTGCGAGAGAAATATGAGGCTCAAGCGAATAGGAATATGATTCGTGGATTGCTCGAAAATGAATCCTTGGACGATTTTAACTACGTCCATTTTATGGAAAAATATAATCTCACCACAATTTGTGATGAGACGTTTGTGAAAAATGAATACTTAAAACTAAAGGAGATTGAAAAATGTTGAGTAAATGGAAAAGCTTGAAACGCTGGCAAAAGTGGGTTGTCGTCCTGGTGTGTTTAGCTGTGCTAGGTAAGTTTTTAGAAATAACTGGGCTTGTCCCAGAAACGAAGACAGAACCAGTCAAGACAGTCCAAACAGCTTCGTCTTCTTCAAAGGCAAAACCTAAAACCACTAAGCCGTCTAGCAGTGCCAAAGCGTCAAGTTCAAAGAGTGAGGAAAAAACTTCAAAAGAATCAAGCTCAGAACCAAGCTCATCGGAAGATAAGCTAAAAGATATTACAGAAGGTCAAATGGGCAGTTTTATCGACTACTTCAAGCAAGATTTGACTGAAAAAGGTCTGGATATTAGCACATATAGCTTTTACAACCGTAGCACTATTTTATATATGACTGTGCCCAATGAGTATAAAACATATAGCAAAGCTGACCTGCAGAATTTTGCTGATGGTATGCTTGCCAAAGAACATGAAGCATTCAATGTCTGGGCTGCAATCAACAATGTCAATTATGAACGCTATCCGATGTTTCACATTAAAACGGATGACGGCAACGCTCTAGCTAGCCAAAAGCTCAACGGAACAATGGAAGTTAAGGTTAAATAAAACAACAAAAAAGCCCTATAATCTCCCTCGCCAAAGTTTGATTATAGAGCTTATGCATCACAGAAAAAACGTGTAAACTGGAAAACAGCCTTACATGTCCTTTTCTGTACCCATTTTACCAAATAATAGGAGATATGACAATGTGGGTAGAACAATTACCAAACGGAAAATATAAATATTTCGAAAGATACAAGGACACTTACACCGAGAAATGGAAACGGGTATCTGTAACGCTTAACAGCGGATCAAATCGAGCTAAGAAAGAGGCTCGACGCTTGCTGGATGATAAGATAGCCCAGAAAATAGAGTCATCCAGCACTACTAACGTATCGTTTCATAGCGCTTTCAACGAGTGGTGGGAATTTCATCAAAAACAGATTAAGTTAAGCTCAATCAAGAGCCTTGCAGCATCCGTTGAGCGGATATCTGACACTATTGAACAAGGAACTATCCTGTCAAATATCAATGTCAGACTTATCCAATCCTTACTAGACACCGAAGACTGGACAGATTCACAGAAATATCGTGCCAAGACCGTGTTAAATACATTCTTCGATTACGCTATGGATCAACAGCTTATTAGCGATAACCCATCACGAAAGGCACGACTTCCAAAGAAAAAGAACAAACTTGAGAAACAACAAACTGCCAAGAATAAATACTTAGAACCAGACGAATACAGTCGATTGTTGAAAGAACTCTACCGAAAAGACATAACACTGAGATATGCTCTAGCGTGCGAGTTTATGCTTCTAAACGGTTGCCGGATTGGCGAATTAGCTGGTTTGACTGTTTCAGATTATCACAAAGAGACACGTTCTTTGGATATCCACACATCCTTCAACAGATACATTCCAGAAAACGAAGGGACTAAAACAGTCGCTAGTTACCGAACAACCTACCTCACTAATCGAGAAATGGAAATTATTGACCAGATACTAGAGTTGAAAAAGTTAAGCGGCTCAACCAATCCAGATTGGTATCATAGCGATAAGATTTTTACTACCAACACCGGAAAACCTATCCACAGCACTATTTTAAGTGCATCACTCCAACGAGCTAATACAAGACTGGAAACACCTATTGACAAGCATCTATCCCCTCATATCTTCAGACATACCACAATAAGCATACTGGCTGAGAACAACGTGCCACTAAAAACTATCATGGATAGGGTTGGTCATGCTGACTCGGAAGTGACTACTAGCATCTATACTCATGTCACAAGGAACATGAAGGACCAAGCAGTCAATGTTTTAGATAATATCATTACGAATAATCTTGCCCCTTCCTTGCCCCTTGGGTAGAAAAAAAGAACCCTAGGTTAAACCTAGAGCCCTCAGAAACGTTGTTAAATCAACGTTTTATTTTTTCAAGTTGTAGAATGATTTCAAACCACGGTATTCTGCAACTTCACCA